CGTGAATAGCGTTTTGCTGATGTGCTGGAGATCGAATTTCAAAGGTTAGTTTTTTCATGACTTCCCTCTCTAACAGATTTCAGGTTATTCCACTCCGTTACCGCACTGCTATAATTCGCGGCCGCCACAGCGGCGTGGTTAGCGCAGTAGATTTGGCACCCGTTCTCCATGTCGAATATTGTCGGTGATTTTCCGCATTTACATTTTTTGGCACGCGGTGCGTCTGAACACATTCCGTTAACGGTGTCCATCAGGATCCCCCTCGTTCTTAATCCAATAAAAAAGGGCTACTGTATAAATAGCCCCTGTTATTAGCTCAGTGATGTAGATGGTCATACGTCAGCCCCTTGTGCATATCGTCTGCCACGCGCAGCAGGTGCATTTGATGCTGTGCAAATCTGTCTGGCTTCATCCTGGTCACATGCAACAAAGTGTCCGTTACAGAACCGCTGGTAAACCGTACCAAGCGAGCCAAAACGGTTTTTCGTCACGATGATTTCAGCAAATGGCGCGGCGCTACTGTTCTCGTCATATACCGCTTCCCGATAGAGCATGATGATTGAGTCTGCGTCCTGCTCAATGCTTCCTGAATCACGCAAATCTGCGTTTGTCGGGCGTTTGTTTGGTCGCTTCTCAACATCGCGCGAAAGCTGACTCAGGGAGATAACCGGTGTTTTCAGGTCTTTCGCCATCGCCTTCAGGCTTCCGGAGATGTGAGCAATTGCGAGGTCGTTGCGGTCTGCTTTCGGCTTCTCAATCAGGCCAAGATAATCCGCCATGATGAGTGAGAGGTTTGGATTTTCCTGTTTGTGCCGTTCTGCGATTGAGCGTATTTCTTCGACCGATAACCGCGAGGCATCGACTACCCATACATCCAAATCTGCAAGCTGACTCATGCCGTTAGCAACACGTGCCCATCCTTCGTCATCCATCGATGCAGGATTTCGCAGCACGCTAACCGACATCCTCCCGGCGTTGGCAATGCTTCGCTCTGCAATCTGCAATGCGCTCATTTCCATTGAGAAAATCAACACTCCGCGCCGGACGTCAGAACCAGGAATAACGCGGCTTGCAACGCCTTCGGCAATCTTCAGAGCCAGTTCGGTTTTCCCCATACCAGGACGAGCAGCGATTATCACCAGGTCTTCCGCGTTCATCCCTCCGGTGATGGCGTCAAGTTCTTCGATTCCGGTCTTCAGGGTATCTGACTCTTCTCCGTTCCTCAGACGCCTGTCAAGCGTGTCAGTGTAGTCAGTAATGATTTCCCCTAACCGTACCGGTTTAACCTCGTCACGGGGCTTTCTGATGGCTGAAAGACGCTTTACAAGTTCATCCATCGCCTGACTCGATGCGTCGATAGTTCCGCTCTGAATTGGTTCACGCATTTCATCCATGATTTCCAGCACCAGACGACGGTGATAGTTATCCGCGACCATTCCGGCATATCCCTTCAGGTTTGCGGCACTCGGGCAGTTCTTGCTGGTCATCAGGATTGACGTGAAATGCTCCTCTCCGCACGCCTCGGCAACCATCAGCGCGTCGATTAGGTTTCTGTTTCTCGCCTGCTTGCGGATAACCTCGAAGGCTTTCCGGTAGAGCGGAATTGAAAACGCTTCCGGCTCCAGCGTTGCAAGAACGTCACTGGCGGTTGGAGTTAATCCACCAATCAGCAGGCCACCGATAACGCTCGCTTCGATATCCTGTTTCATGCAATCCCCCTGTCTGCAAACTTCCCTTCCCGAACTCCCGTTAACGAATCTTCCCTCAGCAGGTAATCAAAATCAGCCGTCCAGCCCGTGTCGTTGTCTCCGAAGTAAAACGGCTTGGCCTGATGCACAAACGCCCTGACATACGCTCTGAAACCGTCCACGTTTGGCGTTTTCAGTTGCGGGATGATTTTCTTCAGGCGGCGTTTGCGTTTCTCGTTGACCGCAACAGCGTGTGGCAGTCTGTCACCGACTTCGGTGTTGTAGGCGTTCAGGAATGATTCGTAGTCGATTCGTTCTGCCTTGCGACGTTCAGGTTTAACCTGCCCATCGCCTCCCCCATTGGGGGGTAGGGGGGTATTATTTATATTCTTGTTAATACCTTCTTGTTCATGATGTGCGGTTGTTTGTGCGGCCTCATGTGCGCTTTCATGTGCGGCATGTGCGCTGAAAGCCGCGCCATTACTGTCTTCGTCATGTGCGGCATCATGTGCGGTTGTTTGTGCGGCTTCATGTGCGGGTAAATTGTCCATTTTTTGAGCATATTCATGGTAATTTGTGATGGTGATCACACGACCTTTTTGCTTCTCTCCATCAATGGAGATCATCCCCTCTTTCACAAAAACCTGAAGCATCCGCTCAACCTGATCACGGCTTGCTGGCTTGCCATGCCTGTCGCATAACTGAAGACCTAAATCAGCTGCTGTCACAACCAGTTGACCGGGTTGCAGATGCCATTCATGACCTTTGAAATTCGCTTTGTATGGCTTTCTGGCGGCATTCAGGAGAAGGTTTTCCCACAGGGTGCGAAGATAAACATCTTTCGCCCATGACTGTTTCAGAATGCTCCGGTACAACGGAATGTAACCAGTTTTCTGGTTCTCCATCCTGTTGCTCCTGCGCTCGTGTGCGGCGCTGAAATCGTAGATTTTTGCTGTATTGCTCATCACTACCTGCCTTGACGAAAGACCTTAAGAACATCGTTAAACTGACTTACGGATATGTCTTCTTTGATCAGCCTTTCCAGAAATGCGTTTGGAATGAACGTATATCCCTCCTCTTTTGGTAGAGACGGGAGCAACGCCCTCGCCTCAGCCTTCAGAAGCTCAGTTCTGGCAACTTTCACAAAAGAGATTTGAGTTCTTTCATCAATGGAACGAAGGAAGCGCAAACGCTTAGCTTCTTTGTGTGTATCAGGTGGATTAAAGCCTTTGTTTCGCATATAATTACCTCGTTGGATGTTGTTAAAATTCCATTTGTATTTGATCAGAACGCTCGGTCTTGCATACCGGGCGTTTTTTATTGGTGAGTCCATCAAGCGCATACTTAAAAGCCCTGCTAATTGGACTGATGTCTGATGCCATTCCAAAAGCACACAAGACCGAAGCAATAAATCTCCAGTCCGTTCTGCTTATCTTCGATTCATGACAGCCAATCATCTTTGCCAGACCGCGCTGGGTAAGCGTTGACAGGTTGATGAGTAAATCTGTTTCTGCGCGATCAACGTCGCTCTGTGATAGTTTGCTGTAACTTGTTTGTTCCATTTCTTACTATTTCCATAGGTAAATAATCACTAATACTCATCTTTCGATGAGTGATTAATTAGTTACCGCGTTGTCGGCGGTGCAGATTGATAAAGAGCGGATCCGCTTATTAAGCGGCTTTGTGTTCCGGTGGGAACACGTCATCAAGACTGACTTTTGCGCCTAACTTGTTTAGGCACGCAACAAGAGCACGGCATGTTTTAAGGTCTGGGAAGCGACGACCAGATTCCCAATGTCCGATAGCTCCCTGTGTGCATCCAACCGCCTTAGCAAGTGTTGTTTGAGAGATATTCAGTGACTCTCGATATTTTCGTAGGTTGCTCATATGCCCTCCATAGTAACCATGAAACAATAATACGATATGTACTTTTGGAATGCAAACAAAAAATACATCTTGTGCATGGATGGTTTTAGTACAGAGCGTAATAATAAGGATATGAAAATGAAATGGTATGAACTGGCTAGATCCAGAATGAAAGAACTCGGCATAACTCAAGAGAAGTTAGCTGAAGAGCTTGGTATGACGCAGGGTGGAATTGGTCACTGGTTGCGCGGATCTCGTCATCCATCTCTTGACGAGATTGGTGTGGTGTTTAAATACCTTGGTATTGATAACGTCTCATTCAACCACGACGGTACATTTTCACCTGTTGGCGAATACTCATCTGCCCCCGTTAAAAAACAATATGAGTACCCTGTTTTTTCTCATGTTCAGGCCGGGATGTTCTCGCCTGAGCTTAGAACCTTTACCAAAGGCGATGCGGAGAGATGGGTCAGCACAACCAAAAAAGCCAGTGATTGTGCGTTTTGGCTTGAAGTTGAAGGTAATTCCATGACCGCACCAACAGGATCCAAGCCAAGCTTTCCTGACGGGATGTTAATTCTCGTTGACCCTGAGCAGGCTGTTGAGCCAGGTGATTTCTGCATAGCCAGACTTGGTGGTGACGAGTTTACCTTCAAGAAACTGATCAGGGATAGCGGTCAGGTGTTCCTACAACCACTAAACCCGCAATATCCAATGATCCCATGCAATGATAGCTGTTCCGTAGTAGGGAAAGTTATCGCCAGCCAGTGGCCTGAAGAGACATTTAGTTAACAGCCTCACCACTCTAAAACACACAACAATAACCCGACCTTAGCGTCGGGTTTTCTTTTTCCAAAATATAAATCAATAAAATACAAAGTGTTATAAAAAACTAACCGCATTTAGAACATTTTGTATTGACTCAATAAAGTACACATCGTACTATTTAGCCATCAGCAGGAAGCTGGAAGCCAAACGGAACAGATTGGCAGGCTCTTTAACTTCGATGGGGCGCTGACAAAGCGCAAACAGATACCAAACGAGATGGGTTTGGCGGTGATGTGAATTGCAGCTGCAACGACAGCAACCAGAAGATCAGCACCTGGCGCATCACCACCAAAGCCATTTCACATGAGGAAAACATCATGACGGTAATCGTGTACGGAAAATCAACATTTGCAGGAAATGCCAAAACTCGCCGTCATGAGCGGCGCAGAAAGCTGGCTATCGAGCGTGATTCCATCTGCAACATCATCGATTCGATCTTCGGCACAGACAGTGAGGAAGCTGTTCAGGAAGAACCGAGAAAGCGTTTAAGTCTTTCTGAAAAAGCAATATCACTCGGCATCATCAGTAAATCAAATACAGATGCGAATGGCGGAAGCGTTTGTTTGCCTGAAGTTGCACTGTATGCTGCTGGTTACAGGTCAATGAAATCAATTACGGCGAGATAGAAATGACTAGCAAACAAGTATCATATAAATGCTATTGCCCTTTATGTGGAAGAAAATTCAGCGCCAAGGCAGCATGGAAGCATATCAATGATTATCATCCAAAAGCATCAGAACGTGAGTTGATGATGATAAGAGATGTAAAACGAGAAAAAATTTCTTTCGCAACAAAGCCACTAAACGCCAACAAAAACGCAATATTGTATCAAATGCATCGTTCAAGTGGTCCAGATTATTCTGGAGGGCTTCCATCTCTTGGAAAGAAAAAATAACCACGCTCACGCTGGTTTTTAATGACATAAATAACCGTATTTACTACCGCAAGCCACGCAGTGAAATGGGTGTGACTTGTGTTGGTCGCCAGAAAATGAAATTAGGCAGCAAACCACTTATTTGAGAGGAATTAATATGTCATCAATCCGCTTAACTACGAGAATGAAAGAGGAAATCGCTCGTAACGCTTTAATTAAGTCTGGGGTTTTCACTGAACTTGAAGAAGTAACAAAGTTAAAGAACCAGCTTGCACTTGACGCCAGAGTTATTGCGTTTGGCGGGAAAAAGAAAACCGAAGAAGTGGACCAGCTGGCATCAAAGTTAATGGCTGCAAGTGAGGAACTTCAAAAGCTTGGATGTTCATTTTACTCATGCGATGTCAGTTCAAGTTCGATTTATCTGACTGTATCTGGAAGAAGGGTTGGCTGGCATTCATACGGAAAAGACGGCAACGGTGAAGATATATTGCTCCCTACCCCCGACAAAGATAAATGCATGTTTGACGCAGAACACAAAATAACAAAAAGGTTTGATGAAATCTGCGCATTGCAACAAAAACTTGAAGCCAGGAAAAAGGATATCGAATCAAATGTATGGGCTGCTTTGAACTCAGTCACAACAGTTAAGCGACTTATTGAGGTCTGGCCTGAAAGCAAAGAGTTGCTACCAAAAGAAGCAGATAAAGCAAGTGCAGCACTTCCTGCTTTACGGGTAGAAGATTTGAATAAGATGATTGGACTTCCTTCCGAGGCCGCATAGTCGGCCTTTATTTTTGGCACAAACAACAGAATAAACACTGCACTGTGTATTCATTCCAACGAGTGAATACACGGAGCAATGTCGCTCGTAACTAAACAGGAGCCGACTTGTTCTGATTATTGGAAATCTTCTTTGCCCTCCAATGTGAGGGCAATTTTTTGACGGAGGATATATGAGTGAAGTAACAGATTTAGTTGTTATTGAAAAAGCAAATGCAATGACTGTATTTCAGTCTGCCGACCAGATTGAAGAAATCCTTCAAAAGGTTGAACGTGAAGTTATGTCCTTTGTGCCTGATATCACAACGGCAAAGGGCAGAAAGGAGATCGCTTCTCTGGCGTATAAAGTTGCGCAGACGAAAACATATCTCGATGGTCTTGGCAAAGACCTTGTTGCTGAACTGAAGGAAATTCCAAAGCTAATTGATGCTAACCGCAAGACAGTGCGCGATCGCCTTGATGAACTGAAAACCAAGGCGCGCCAGCCTCTTACTGATTATGAGGAAGAACAGGCGCGGATTAAAGCCGAAGAAGAAGCTAAGGCAGCAGCTGAAGCTCTCGCAAAGCAAATTGAGTATGACCATGAAATAGCTATTTTGATGGATCGCGAATTTGACCGCCAAAGAGAAGAGGCAAGACTCAAAGCGGAGCAGGAAAAGCGAGAGCATGAAGAACGATTAAAAAGAGAAGCTAAAGAGAAAGCCAGAGCAGAAGCCGAAGCAAAGGCAAAAGCCGAAATTGAAGCAGCAGCAAGGCGAGAAGCAGAAGCTAAGGCCGCAGCGGAACGTGCAGAGCGTGAACGCATTGAAGCCGAGCAACGAGCACAGCGCGAAGCAAAAGAGGCAGCAGAACGAGCTGAAAGAGAAAAGCAGGCAGCAATTGAAGCAGAACGCAGAAAAGCACATGAGGAGGCTGAACGAATCCGTCGCGAGGCTGAAGCAAAAGAGCAAGCCAGAATAGCAGAAGAAAAAAGAATCAAGGACGAAGAAGAGCGTAGAGCAAAGGATAAAGCTCACCGGAAAGAAGTAAATAACAAAATACTTGCTGACCTTATCAAGGTTGGCGCATCAGAAGATGTTGCTAAAAATATCATAACAGCCATCGTAAAAGGCGAAGTATTCGCAACAAAAATAACCTACTAATAAAACCAACATAAGGAACCACCCATGATTTACGCAATCGCGGGAGGCGCTCGCATGGGTGCCTTCCAATTAAATGAATCTTTACTTGAACGAATCACCCGTAAATTACGTGACGGATGGAAAAGAGTTGAGGTCTTATTATGCGCAATGAAATAGCCATCAATCACCAGATGCTTCGTGCTGCACAGAACAAAGCAGTAATAGCCAGATTTATTGGTGATTCAAAAATGTGGCTTGAAGCAAATAAAGCGATGAAATCAGCTATCAACCTTCCGTGGTATCGCAGGAAATGAGTTTTACAGATAACTGGTCAGACGAAGAATTCATTCGTCAGATGAAAGAATTAATCGGTAACGAAGGAGATATTCATGTCACTTGCAACCACAGTGAAGGAGAGCAAGTTACAGAGACGCATGTACACGCAGAAAGCTCTCTGGTATCGCCATAATGGCGACCGCGAAGGAATGCGGGTATGCCTTAATTTGTCCCGAGTCGAAGTATTAAATCAGCGTTATTTCCTTGGGCCGTGTCCATTCTGAGGTGAATTATGGATTTGAACAAATTCGATGAGCCATTCAGCCCTGAAGATATCGAATGGCGAATACAGCAAAGCGGTAAAACACGCGATGGCAAGGTGTGGGCTATGGTGCTGGCTTATGTCACGAACCGGGCAATCATGAAGCGCCTGGACGATGTTTGCGGCAAAGCAGGATGGCGCAATGAATACCGCGATATTCCCAACAACGGCGGAGTTGAATGCGGCATATCAATCAAGATTGATTCCGAATGGGTAACCAAATGGGATGCTGCTGAAAACACGCAGGTAGAAGCCGTCAAAGGCGGTCGTTCCGGTGCAATGAAGCGCGCTGCCGTTCAGTGGGGAATCGGTCGGTATCTGTATAACCTTGAGGAAGGTTTTGCACAAACATCTCTCGATAAAAAGCAGGGATGGCACAGGGCAAAACTCAAGGATGGAACAGGATTTTACTGGCTCCCTCCATCGCTGCCGGGATGGGCAATCCCAGCATCAGATAACAAACCATCACCAGAAAATACCAACCAGAAATCTCCATCGGTTGACTGCGAACAAATCCTGAAAGACTTCAGCGATTATGCGTCAACAGAAACTGACAAGAAAAAACTCATCGAGCGTTATCAGCGTGACTGGCAATTAATGGCTGGCAACGAGGAGGCGCAGGCTAAATGCGTTCAGGTAATGAACATCAGAGTTAACGAACTAAAACAGGCGGCATAAATGGCAAGCAGAGGCGTAAATAAGGTGATCATTATTGGTCGCCTTGGGCATGATCCAGAAATCAGATATTCACCATCAGGAACGGCATTTGCAAACCTTACCGTTGCTACGTCAGAACAATGGCGTGATAAGAAAACTGGAGAGCAAAAGGAGCAGACGGAGTGGCACCGCGTGGTAATGAGCGGGAAACTGGCAGAAATTGCCAGCGAATATCTGCGAAAAGGCTCTGAGGTTTATCTTGAAGGCAAATTGCGGACAAGAAAATGGCAGGATCAAAGCGGACAGGATCGGTTCACTACCGAAGTCATCGTGGGCGTTGGTGGAACCATGCAAATGCTTGGTGGCAAGCAAGGAGGCAATGAACAGTCTTCACCTCAGCGAAATAATGGTCAGCAACAAAGACAGCAACCTCAGCAGCAGGGAAATCACAGCGAACCACCTATGGATTTTGACGACGATATCCCCTTTGCACCAGTAACTCTCCCCTTCCCTCGTCACGCTATTCACGCAATTTAAGGACTTACATGAATCACTTGATGGTTGACCTTGAAACAATGGGCAACGGGCCATACGCGCCAGTTATTTCTATTGGGGCGGTATTCTTTGACCCGAATACCGGAGAAACAGGAGAAGAGTTCTCGGTAAATATCTCGCTTGAATCATCAATGCGATATCGAGCGCGTCCTGACGCTTCAACGATTTTATGGTGGCTGGAACAGAGTGAAGAAGCCAGAAAATCGCTAACCAGCAACACTCAGGAGCTTTCAACGGCTCTTTCATGGTTATCTGAATTCATCATAAAGAACGCTAACCACAAATTCGTTCAGGTTTGGGGGAATGGAGCATCATTTGACTGCGTTATTCTCCGAAACAGTTATTCGCTGACAGGGCAGCCAGTTCCATGGCAGTGGTGGAATGACCGCGACGTAAGAACAATCGTCGAGCTTGGAAAGGTAATAGGATTCAACCCTAAGCGAGATATGCCATTCAAAGGAACTCGCCACAACGCGCTTGATGATGCCATCCACCAAGCCAAATACGTTTCAGCGATCTGGAAAAAGTTAGCTAAATAATCAACAGGAGAAAAACATGCCAGCGCCTTTGTATGGTGCGGATGACGCGCGCCGCTGTTCCGGCAATTCCGTATCGGAGGTGCTGGATAAATTCAGAAAAAACTACGACCAGATAATGTCGCTACCGCAGGAAACGAAAGAGGAAAAGGAATTTCGCCACTGTATATGGCTTGCAGAGAAAGAAGAGCGCGAGCGAATTTACCAGACATCAATCCGACCATTCCGCAAAGCCACATATACCCACTTCCCTGAAATTGACCCGCGCCTGCGTAATTACCGCTCACGCTATGGCGCTATCAGTAATGACTGAGGAATTTACCATGAGAGGACTTGCATACAATCCCGGCATTCTTCCGGCAGAAATGATTATTCGCCAACGCGTAAAGCCAATGCCATCGAGAGAGGAATTGCTTAAGAGAAATTCTTTTCCATCAGTGAATCAAAACAAATATCTGAATGCGATGTGGCGCAAAGGAGGCAAACAGTGAGCGAAATTAATTACCAGGCACTGCGTGAGGTGGCGGAACGTGCAATTCCAGCAATGGAACGCCT